CCTGTCTCTGCCGCAGTCGTCATCTGCGCTGTATCCAAGTACTGACCACGGATCACTGCTTTGCGGTAATCGTTGGTGGACATTGGAACGCGGTGCGTGATCCGCTGGCATTCGCTCATCACAGATGAGCCGGTATACGGTATATACAGATTATCTGGCAGCACCAAAGCGCTTACCATGCGGCCCTTGGCCTCGTCGTAATAAACCTTCTTGAATGCCGAGCCACCAAAGCCAACATAGAACAGCAACTGATCAAAGTCAGGCGTGTACTCTTCCATCACCGTGGTGATTTGGTAGTTCATGAAGTCACGCACGCGGTCCGCTTGCATCAACTTCTCACGTGTCTCTTTGCCCAGCACCTGCGTGCGCACAGGGCCACCAGCAGGCATCAATTCCTTAAGCGCTTGGGCTTGGAACTGAACAATACTCTCTGTCAGAAGTGGGTGCTGCACGCCGCACGCGCCCTTGAATGGCTTGGTGCGCTCTTCAAACGTAAAGCCCAGCATCTTCATGCCCTTGCTGTACTGCTCTTCCCACTCTTTGCGTGAAGACTTGTCAGCATCAAACAAAGACATCAAGTCAGACGAGATAAGCTGCAAGACATCAGGCTCAATGATCTCGGCCAAGTTGCTGTCATAGGCAACATCGTCGTCTTCTGCACCGATATTTACAACAACTTCACCGGTTTCTGTATCAAACTCAATGTCAATATCTGAAGGCAACTCATCTTCCATCTCAACGGCGACATCGCCCTCAGGCAAGTCGTCGATTGTCATGTTCTTTTCAATTGGCATGTTGTGTCCTTACAGATATCTGCGGTTATCGTTGGGCTGGCGCTCGATCATACCCCCATACGCCTTTTCTGCGGGAGGTTGGAACATATTCATTTGGATCTGGCGTGCAGCGCTTAAGGGTTTAGGTGCAAACACATTCTTTACAGCTTTTTCAATCAAACTATCAATGATGGCCGGATTGTCTTCAATGTATGCGCTGTTGCCATTTATTTTAATAGCTTCCTCGTATACATCCTTCATTCCTTTTTTGCCGGGGGCAGAGATAGCTTTAAATGCCTTGTTTGGATAAATGTGGCTACTGATATCGGTCATGCCAATACCGTCTAAGTTTTCAACAGACTGCAACTCAGGACCTTGGCGTTTGACAAAATCTTGAACTTCCTTGAGGTACGGCTGATTGGTAAGGTCCTCTTTGTTAAACTGCCCTTTGATTTCCGTAATCTGTTTAATGTTGTTTTTCCTAGACCAGTCCAAATACTCCGGCAGCCGTGAAAATTCTTCCATTGCATCGTATACCGCCTGTTGATTGCCCGAGGCCCGTGCATTCTGTAAATTTTCAAACAGATCTGAATTGTAGTTAGGGTCCTCTGCTACTTTGACTGCAAGAAATTCTGAAAGGCTGCCTTGTCGGTCGCTCATTGTCAACTGGGCACGGGGCTGAAACCCTTTGTCCAGCAAAATGTGCAAGCGGTTGTCGCCCGAACCGTAGTCCAAAGCAAAACTATCCTTGTCCGTGCACCAGCCAGCGCGGCAACCAATGCTGTTGACCATTTGACGATGCATATCATTTTCTGATAAATCGGCAGGGCTAATCCATTTGCTACCGTTGTCATACCTATGGCTAACAAGTTGGGGATCTTTGGCAAGGGCTTGCCCTGCAACTTCTGGTTCTTTTTTAAGAAGCCATTCCTCTTTCATTGCAACACGGTTAGATGCCTGCGCAGGCGTCAAGCCTTTTAGCGTATCTGCATCCAACTGGTATTCCCTAGGAACCGGCACATCTTGATTCCACAACTTGATGGTTTTTTCCGTCATCATCTTGTCCATCTCAGTAACAAGATTAGTCATTTTTAAGTTTTCCTCAAACACCGCGTCAGGAAACTCATAGATCCGCATGTTTGGATCGGTGTCTTTAAGACCTCTTATAGAAGACGGAATGTAATCAGTAGGCGTGTTGTCCAAAGTGGCAGGCCACACAGATGAATCCACTATGTCTTCTACCAATTTGCCTTGTCCCGTTTTGGCAAAACCTTGTGGTGGAAACCCTTCCGTCTTGCGCATGATTGTCAAGCTTGGATCAATAATTGGCGCGCCTTCTTCAAATGCTTTTGGCGATGTAAAGTGGAGCTTTTTGCCCTGCTCTGCTGCCTGAACCATCTGATCTTGCTCCGTTGCAAAATCACTGCGAATATATCTGCCTACTTTAGATTTAACCCAATCCGATAATGGAACATTGTCCCTGTTCATTCCCCCCGTTACTTGTGCCGCTACTTTATCTAAATACGCATCTACTTGCGATTTCTCAGGTATAACTTTTCTTGCCAAAGTACCGTCTGGATTTAACCCAAGAGTTAGGCGAGAAGATTCTGGCCAAACATAATAATGTCCACCCTTTGGCTTCATTGCATACGAAGCACCGGGAGCTGCCAACTGCTGGTTGTAGCTTTGGAAATCACGGGCCAACATCTTGGCGGCTTCCCCTGTTTTTTCCGCAGCCTTCACGCCCGTGCGCGTAACGCCAGCAGGATTGACAAGGTTACTACCTAGATCACCTGCACCATAGAAGCCGGCTAGGGTTGGATCAGTAGAGGGCTTAAATCCTAGGCCCGCGGCCCGTGATTTTTCCTTCAGATACTCACTGCCCATGAACGGTTTCTCAACACCACCGCCATATACGTTGGCAATCATGTTGGAAATATCCATCGGCGCACCCAAAATATTCTGCGGTACGTTGGTCATGCCCTTAAGAAACTCTATCTGCCCCTGACCAGACTGCAAAGCCTGAGAAACAGGGCCCGCCTTGCGACCAATACCGGACTTTTGCGCAATAAATGCGGCATTGCTTGCCGCTTCACGCTCTGCTGATTCTTGGGCCGCGATCCGTTCTATCTGCTGCGGAGTCAACTGCTCACCCGTCTCTGGACTTCCGTCTGCGCGGTACACCATGCCACCATCGGCACGCTTAAAAACCTTTTTAACCGCATCCAACATGCCGGGTTCAGGTACGCGTGTGTGTGGGGGCAAGTCCCGTGGGTCTAGGCGCGTTTGACGCAGACCAGTGAGGGCGTTATATGTCTCGCGGACATCGGGCCGTGCAAACAAAGTCTTGCGCAACTCTTCGTCTTTTGTCAAATCAATCTTGTGGCGCTGTTCCAAAGCAGCTAAAGAAGCCAATTGCTCATACAAAAGGTTCTTGGCCCGCCGTCCTTGGAACTCCACCATTTCTGGCTGAAAATAAGCAGACTCTAACCCGTATTTTTCTTTTAAATACGGCGCAGCTTGAACAGCTTTTTGCACAAACTGTATCCGTTTTAGGCCGTTATCGCCAATCAGCTCATCAAACTTGGTATTGATGTTTGAACCACGGCCCAAGTTCTGACGTGCCAACAGGTGTTCTGTTTCATGCGCAATAGTATCTGCCTTGTTTCCATCTTTTGGATTTAAAAACATGGCTTGAGCCATTGCAGGGTTTTTTGCATTGTCATCCCCCACCATGACATAGCCCGCCGTACCTGTGCCCGGCAAAGACGGGTCGTTGTACATCATCAATCCGGGCAAACCCGCAGCAGAGGGGTTTAATTCCAACGGGGGCCTAACCCGCGTCATGGCCTCAGGTTGCATTCTCTCTCCCCGCATAAGCGCTATCGTCTCACGATCTAATTTGCGCTCGCTTGTCATAGGGCTGCCTTCTGCACGGTATACAGGGCCGCCGTCCGCGTAACGTCCAAATTTCCTAAAGAACGCCGGAATCTTTTCTAACCCCTTTGGTCCTTTGTCCACGTTCCTTTGAGCAAGATCCATCAGAATACGGAACTCCGTTGCAGCAGTAGCATCCACGTGCCGCGGCGCGCGGTCCTGTATGTTTGGACCAGCATATGCACCTATACCATGCGCTGCAACTTCTTTTGGCTCAGACCGGTAGTACCGATTGTCCAATTCAAACTCTGGGTAGCGCTTACGCAAAAGTTGTGTGCGGTTACGCCCCTCTGGACCTACCATTTTCTCGTAAGCTTCAGTAAATTGATTGCTGTTGCCAAACATTCCTTGCTCAATTGCTTGCTGCCTTAACTGCCTGTCTGCAGCATGCGTTACTTCATGCGCCAATACCGAAGGAACAAGGGCCTTGGCCGTGTCTTTGTTAATTCTTATCGTGCCACTGCCAATGTTCAGGTTGTCAGAAGTAAATATGCCATTGGTTCCGCCGGGCATGTAGCCGCCTATCTTTACGCTGGGCATTTCTCCCCGCGATTCCAGATACTTTTCAAGCTCTTGGTAAGCCTCGCCCTTGCGTGCGGTTTCCTTTGCTTCGGTTACATCGCCACCATCCTTCATCATCACAGGGGTAACGCTTAAATCAAGCGATGCCAGATGATTGACAGGCTTGTACTCCCGCATCAACTTTTCTGATTCGGTTTCCTTGTTCTCGTCAAATTCTTTCTCATCATCCTTGGCATCCGCCAAAGCCGCTAAAGCAAAAGCGGCTTGATAACTGGCGGGCATCGCTTTGATATCCGGCAAGTTCTTGCCGCTTGCCATTGCCACTGTTGCTTTGGCAGGGGTTGCCTCAGCCATTGGAGGAAGGGACGGGGGCAACGGCTCACGTCCCTTTTTGGCAATTGTTTCACGTGGAACATCTTTGCCAAGGAATCCCTTGACACGCTCTACATAGGTGCGGGTTTCCGCCGGCAGTTTCTTTGGGTCAGCACCAGCAGCAATCCATTTGTCCGTGGAGCCCGGTCCCCAGTTATACGCAATCAAAGCCTTCTCTGTATCGCCATACTTTTGCTTCATGGCCTGCAAGTAATCCACACCCACCCTTGCAATCTCATCAGGAGATTTATCTTTAGCAGGAGCTACACCAAAGCCGGGATCTGTAATGGTCTTGGGCATGACCTGCATCTCACCAAGGGCACCCTTGGGACTGGTGGTCAGAGTTTTACCGTCTGCTGCGTACCGCTTACCACGGCTCTCCGCCTGCTTTACAGCAGCAACTATCTCTTCAAACGTCTGTTGGGCCATGGTCCGAGGTCCTTGATCAAATATTCAAGACATTTTATGCGGCATTTCAATAATACTCAACCGGTGTTGTATCAGGCTCGTCTTCTGTATCGTCGTCCGTGTCCAACGCAATAAAGTTACCAGCACGGAATCTTGTCCAAGCCATCACCGCAGTATCCACTTGGTCGTCATTGTTCCCATTAGGAAAGGCCGCGCATTCCTCAACAAGGTCCTCGGCCCACTCCTTACCTTCAGGATACCAGATCATGCCAGACTCTAGTAACGGAGCAACGGCATTGGCACGGGATACCTTATCTTGGCCCGAGCGCCGACCGCCGGGAGAGAACATCGTAACAGGAATGCCCATCTTACGCAGTTCCTGCTGCAAGGGCGTACCAGTAGCTTTGGCTTCAATCAAAACATTGTCCGGCTTCCAATACATGTATTCATCTTTAGCCATGCGCTTTAGCTCCGGGAAGTCCCAACGGCCCTTGCGCACATTAAGCAGCATCAGATTTGCACCAGAGTCAGCATCAGGATAGAACACGCCCCACGTTGATATGACAGAGAAGTCAGCGGTCTCTTTCTTTGAGTATGCCGTGTCATAAACCTGAATCAGATACTCACACTCTGGTGGATCATCGTACTTCCACTTGCGCCACCAATTACGCTTCAGAATAGCACCCTCATCATTCGTCGGTTGCTGCTGCCACTGGGCGTTCCATTTCTTCAGGCCAATAGATACCTTGACCTTTTCTAACTCATCAAGGCTCCAGTAGTCGGGCCACAGGGGTTTTCCGGACGGCAGAATGGCAGGGAACTCCAGAATCTCCCACTGGTCAGACTTTAAATAGCCCTGCTGCTTTAAGAGGCGGCCAGACAGATCGTCTGTCTTCCAACGCGTATTAATCACAATGATTGCACCGCCCGGTTGCAAACGCTGGCGAGGACCGGACGTGTACCACTCCCACGTATTCTCCATCGCAGTTTCAGACACAGCATCCTGCTCGTCCAAAATATCATCCAGCACGACAACATTACCACCACGGCCCGTCATCGCACCGCCCTTACCAATGAAGAACGCCTCACCGCCTTGGGCCGTGTTCCACCGACCGGCAGCCTTACTGTCAACT